TTGCCAGACTATTTCTGGTGTGCATATATCTCCATTGCTAATCTTTACTTTATGATTATCAAATTCATATTTAATAATACTTCTTGCTCCTTTTCCAAAAGATTGCACTTCTTTAAGTTTGCCACCTTGCTTTGTAATAATCTTATCAGACTTATCTATTACCATAGAGTTACTAACTAATTGGTAATTATCTGTCATGCAAGAAAGTATCTGTCCAGTATCTTCTCTCATAATAAACTTATATCCAGTATTTTTTACAAAGTCATTTCCTAATTGTGCAGGTACTTCCTTAACTGGAAACATTATGTCTTGTATATTTGCTTTCATTATTCTCCTCCTTCAAGGTGTGGGTTTGTTTTAAAACAATATTTACATCCGCAATCATCACATATTATGCAATACGGATTGTCATTTTCTTCTGTTACTTCTCTTCTCATTTTATTTCCTTTATTTTATTATTGGTGGTGCAGAGCCTATCATTTTCTTCTCATTAATTGATATTCTCTCTTTATTTTTATCTCTTGATAATATAATTGCTTTGAGATATGGATAACCTTTACCTTTTAAATAATGTTTACCCTTGTAATACTCATCTAATCCCCATAACAATGATGTACTATTAACATCTTTCATCGCATGTAAGAAAAAATAATATTTATCTCTACCAGAATCAGATGGAACATTTACTCTAATTAATTGAGCAATAGTTCTTAATTGTGTTTTTTCTTTTAAGTTTCTTTCTTTTAATAATTCATTAATTTTTTTAGAATAATTCTGTTTATTAAAATAATTAAAACCACATTGTGGACATTGCCACGGCCTAGTTTCTCCTTTCATTAAATTCCTTTCTTAAATCCTTTGTTTTTACTTAGTATTCTGTCACTAGAAATCCACCATCCATTACCATTTTTTCTTAATACTTCATCTCTATCTTTTATATAATCAGAATCTTCTGTTGATTTATATTTCCATTTATTTTTTATATTCAATCTAATATCTCCACTTCTGATGTAGTTGCCCATCTTCTATCTCCTAAATAAAATGAGTCAGCAGTAAAAGAATCATTATGTTTAGTTACAATTACCATTACAGAACTATCTGTTTTTTTGTAAACTATCCCTTCACTATTGCCACATTTAATAAGCCTACCGATAGGCACATCTTTTAAAAATTTACGGCCCGGAGAACATTTTAATTTAACTCCTTCTTTTAATGCTTTATTTGCTAATGTTTTTATTGCTCTTAGTTTTTTATTATATTTTTTATCTTGCTTGGATATGATTTTCTTCATAATCTCTTTCCTTTTTTTCTAAATCATTTTTTATTTTTGCAATTTCTCTTCTTAATTTTTTAAAATTTTCTGCAAATTCCATTTGACTTAAATTATGTGAACAATCTATAGCTAATACTAAAGCAACAAGTAAATTTTGCATTTCTTCTTTACTAAATCTTATTAAAGCTGTTGATTTTTTTAACCATTCTTCTTCTTTTTTCATTTTTGAAAATACCTTTGCCCTTTCTTATATTTAAGTTTTAATTGATTCATTCTTTGATGTCCAGCATCTCCTTCTTTTATTTTTCCATTATCAATAAGTTTTTGATATATTTCAATCATTCCTTGTATTGATATTCCTGAATCGTTTATATATTTCATATTATACTCCTTCTGTATGTGTGGTTTGGTACTTGATGTGTAGAGAGGAGGGAGGGTGACCATAAATAATATATAAGAAGAGAAGAGGATTTTAAAGCCACCCTCTTCCCTAATTTATATATTATTATACATATGTTCAAATAGTTTATCCTATTAATCCCAAAACTTTTAAGTTTCTCTCTGCTATATTTCTTTGTATAGTTTTTTTTGATTTAAGTTTGTAACTACCATATTTTACACCAAATTTATTAGTAACCATAGATGTTATTAATTCTCTATTTTCCATAAACTCTTTTTCTTGGTGTTTTATACTATGTATAATAGCAGCTAATCTAAAACAACCAAACATTTCTAATGCTTCTATTGGTGTAATGCTATTTCCAGAATCTAACCATTTCATTATTTTTGATTTTTGACTTTCTTGTCTCATTCTTCCTCCTCTGTTATAAATAAATTAGTTTGTTGGTCTGATTTTGCATATCCGTACCAATAGTATGGTAAATCATGTGGTTCTTTCCATCCATAATTTTTATAAAAATCAGGTTTTTTTCTAAGCAAGTTACTACGATGTGATGCGTGTAATCTTTTATTACCTAACCATATTGGCATCTTAAATAAAGGGTCTACTAATTCTAATAGCATATCTTTATGAAAGTTTTGACCTATTCTTTCTGCCCATATAATAACAGAATTATTGTAATAATATTTTAAAGCATCTATATTATTTTCCCAAAGTTTAAAACATGGATGATGTTGCCATCCTCTATCTGATGATATTGATGTAATTAAATCTAATGCTTCTATTCTTTGATTTTTAAGTCTTGCATTATCTAATGATTTTAAAGATTTTTGTATATCTTTATATGGTAAAAATGTTTGCATTATGACCTCTCTTCTAATTCTATTAATTTAGCAGCAATATAAGCCATTCCATCAAGAATTTCATCTAATGCTTCCTTATGCCAATTTCTACCATCATGTGGATTTAAATGTCCTCCGTATTGTTTTTTACCTTTATCTAATTTATCTTTTATTTTTAATAATATTAAATCATTGTATTTTATTTTTTCCATTTATCCTCCTCGATTGAGGAGCCTCCTACTATTCACTATAAACGAATCACCCAATTCAATAATCCGATTTATAATAGTTTCATACTTCGGTCAGCTCCTCAATACATTGTTATTGTTTATTTAGAACGGCACATCTCCTTCTATTTCATCTTCACTAATTTCAACACCATCAGCCCAAGGCTGTACATTCTTTACTTTAAATGTAGCTCTTTTAACTTGTTGTTCTGGTGCGAGATGTTTTGTATCTGATGTTATATACTCTTCTCTTTGCAAGTCTATAATAACAGGTTTACCTACTACATCACTTTCTTCAAGCAATACTAGTTTCTTTACCTTTTTATCACCAAGTGTTTGCTCTTCTACTTTAATGCCAAGATTCTCTAATAATTTAAAGTATCTAGCATTTTTAGAACCAGACTCACTACTTGTAAAGATAAACCAACCACTATCATATTTAGTTTCTCCAACTAAATGAGAACAATCTGTAGTTATTTGCTCACCATCTCCGTTAGTTACAGGAACTCTGTTGCCTTCATTATCTAATTGATATTTATATCCATCCATTTCATATACCAATTGTTCTAAATCAGCAGCTTCATCTGCTATTTTATATGTCATATTAACAATGATAGCTTCTCCTGCTTTTGTCATCATTTCTTTAGTTGTTAAACCTGAAATATGAGCAGGATATTGACCTTCCTCTGTTGGTTTCCATTTTGATGATTCATCATAAAATGCATTTATTTCTTTTGCCATTATGTTGTTTTCCTTTCAATTGTGTATTTTGTTATTAGTGTATTTATTTTGTTACTTAACTCAGTTTGCTCTTTACTAGGCTTTGTATTTTTGCCACCTCTAAAATACAGAGTTGGTATAACCCAAACACCATCAGCAGTCTTTAAAAATCGTTTTGGTGTAACATTTTTTTTGCTAACACCTCCACTTTTTTCAAGAGCTTTTGTTGCCTTTGCAGAAAGCACTCCTGCTTTTTTTAGCTTTTCTATGTCATCTTTTTTTTGCATAGTTTACTCCTTATTTATCTGTTTCTTGTAATGTAAATGTGTGAAATGATGGATTAATTGTTAATTGTTTATTTGATTTTGTTTCAAATATTAACATTTTTTTTCCATTAAATAACTTTACTCCTTTATACTTAACTCCATCGAATGTTGTACCATCATTAACTCCAACAATGTATTTATCCTCTTTATTAAGTATAGCATCATCATATGATACATTAACCTTTTGCATTTATTTGCCTTTCTAGTTTTGCTAATGAAGAATTAAAATTGCCACCATATATATCACCTTCTTCTATTAATGTTGTTATTTGGTCAAGTTTTTCTGTTCCTATTTCTTTAGCAACTTCTAATATTTTAGATTTTTGTTCAGATGATAATTTTACTTCATCTACTTGATTTTTATAAACATCATCAGCAATATTCATAAACATATTAAATGCTTTTTTTATTGCATCGGTATTAGCTGCTTTAACATCATTACCAATATCAACAAACTCATTTGTTCCTCTTTTTTTCTGGATTCTATGAGCAGCTGTAACATCACCTTCTCTCCATATACCTTCATCATAAAATTTTAATCTACCATGAACAATATATGCTTCACTTCCTGCCATCTCTGCTTTGACTACAATCCAACTCCAGCCTGGAAATTCTTTATCTGCAACAGAACGCATATAATCATATTCTACATACTCCATTCCCATCTTTTTTTTAATATATGGTTTAGGTGTTTTTATTTTTGATACTTTTTTATGTTTATCTGTTATCATTAATCTGATGCCATTTATAGCTTCTAGATTATCTACTTTTACTATTTCATTCATTTATATTCTCCTTTTTCTAGGTTTTCTTGGTTTTCTTACGTTTCTTTGTGCTATTGTACTTGGACAAATACTTTCGTATTGGCAATATTTACATTCCCAATCTTCAAAAGGAACTCCATATTCTATTCCAGGTTCTAAATAATCAACAAACTTTTCTTGATATTCCTGAAATAATTCATTTAATTCTGTCCAATAATCAAATGCTTTATCTATCCATTGCGGATGTACAATTGTTTCTCTTATCATGCTTGTATTTTTATTATACCAAAACAAATGAAGATTAGTTTTTTTTGGACTAAGTTGAGATTGCATACCTAAACCATATGTACCTAATTGTAATTTATAGTTTTCATTTGCATTTTCTTGTCTGTTGTCTTTTCTTCCAAAATGTTTTTGCCATGTATAAGCAGCTGCTGTTTTAACATCATATATATCTAATACTTCTGTTTCACTATTGTACATTGCAATATCTAATGTTCCAACAATATTTAACTCTGGTATTTTTATTTTATGTTCAGAAAACACAGATAATTTATTATCTATTATTTCTTTTACATTTGTTTTTATATAATGATGCATAGCATCTTCAACATCTTTATGAACTATTGTACCTAATCTCAATATTCTTAATGATTTTTCATCTTTTGGCAATGAATCATAATTATAAAAAGAATACATTTGTTTTCTAAAACATGAACCAGTTGCTGATGCATGAAACCCAGCAACTTTATCTCTGTTTATAGCATTTTGTTCTTCTTTATGTTTTAAATAATCATGATATATCTGTGATATTTTACTCATAATTTACTCCTTTTCTCCCCGCAAATTTAACAATATCAAGGCTTAGAATCAATTTCTAAATATTCTTCTCTTGATTTTCTTTCTGTTCTGGACTCAAATGTAAGTTTTACAGAGCGATGTTTACCAACTATTACAGTCATAAACCCCCATTGGCCTGGAGATATATTATTTGCATCAAGAAATGATTTTGGTAATGTTATTCTATTTTGTTTGTCTATTTGTAATCTACATATTTTCATGATGCTGCTAACCCCCAAAAGAAAAATGCTTTTATATTTCTTTTACCTTTTAAGTTTGATTCTTCTTTTGCTTTTTTTAAAGCTGCTCCTTTAAGCTCAATACAATTCCATCTATCAAACTTTGTACCATCCATTGTTTTATCTACAAACTTCCAAAATTTCTTTGTGTTGTATCTAGGATGTTCTGTTATCATTTTAATTCCATCTGATGTAGATATTGTACCATTGTAACCATCATGTCCATGTTCATACTCTGCTTCTTCTACTAATTTATTATATGCTTCACCTGCGTTTTTAAACCTACCTATTGCATAATCTTTTGCTTCAAATGCTCCCATTACTTTTTCTCCTTTTATTATTTTCAAATCTTTCTTTTGTTAAAACTCTTAATATTTCTATTACTTCTTTACCTCTAAATCCATCATCTCCTATTGCTATATCAACAGCTTCTTTGATTTGTTCTTCACTATATTTTATCATTATTTTAATTCCTCTTCTAATTCATGTATATCATATTGTAATTCTTGTATAGTTTTTTCCATTTCATCGCAAATATCAATTATTGCTTTATAACGATTATCTAACTTTTCTGAATTATGTTTTAATTTATCAAATAAATCTTCTATTTGTATTTCCATTACTCCTCCTATTATTAAATAAATTTTTGCTCTGTTTTGGTGTCAAGGTACAGAGCAGACCTTGTTTGAGTAACAATATGTAGGGCGATATCTTCATTACGGCTACAACCTACTTGTTCTCTATAGTCTATCATTTAATCTTAACTGTATACGCTCAAAGAACACACCGATGCTGTTAGTGTTTTTAGTCTAGACTTCGGTACATTGAATCGCAGGAGATATGATAGGCTAAAAAATGGTGGTTTTCTTTTTGGAAAGTGTATCACCACCAAAGACACTTGCGTTAATTTCTTGGTGGCCATACCAATAGATTAACTTGTATAGTTGTACAAAAACTATCTTGGTTTTATTTCATATGCTACAAGATTGCCTGTATCTTCATCTTCCCATTGTCTAGGTACTAAAGTAACATTAGCATTTTCTTGTATGTATATCATATCCTCTGCATCTAAATAATTCCAATATCCATATTTGAATATTCTATTATTATCATCACCATTTGTACTTTTAAATTGTATGTCTCTGTCTTTAAATCCTTTAATTTTACATAGCAATTGTATTTTCTTTTCTATATCATTAATAGGTGACGTATCCATAGCATTCCTTTCTGGTATATATGATACAATGTACGGGCCATCTTCGTCAACATCAACATCAAATAATCCTGTAATCATGATGTACCCCACTTATCATGGTATACTTGATAATTACTAATAATATTCAACCATTGTTTTTTATTAAGAGATGTCATTTCTCTTGCTCTAGGGTCAAATATATTATAAAGACCATCTTCTTGTACATTAAGATATTCTTTAAATTGTTCTTCTGTTATTGCCATTATTACCTCCATCCTAACATACCATAGTTGCTCCAACCTTTACAGATACGTTTTGTTTTATTGTTTTTTTTTACTTTTCTATTTAATCCATATCTAGGATTATAATCTTCTATTGTTTTATGTTTTTTACTTCTACCTTTCATTCTTCTTCTTCTCCATTTATTCTTCTTTGTAAATCATTTTCTGCATAAGTTGTTATTGCTATTACATCTTCAGGTGTTAATTCCAATGCTTTAGACAATTCACTCATCATTGATGAATATGTTAATTTATCTTTATGTGTTCCCTCCTCATCATAATTATTAGATTGAAGTATAAGTAACCCAACAAATACAGTTAAGTCTCCTAATATTTCAGTTATTTTATCTTTATCCATTTATTTCTCCTTATTTAAAATATTTTAATGTTTGCATCCAATATTTGATACCCTCAGTTGTATGATAGTGTCGTATTGTTTCCCATTTATAATGTAACTGGCAATATATAGTTGTACTATCTTCATCAACTGAATGATTAATATCGTATTTATGTTCTTTACCAAATCTATCTTTGACTATATATGAGTTGCCTTCTTTCTTACATCCTATAAATAATAAGCATATTAGTAATATATACTTCAATGTTGCCTCCGTAACTCTTCTGTAACTTTTGATATTGCTTTGCTGTATGTTGGTGCAGTAACTGTTATGATTCTGCTGTAGTATCTAAAAGACCATTTGTTTTCATGTATTAGTATTAGTGTCATGTTTGACTCCTCTGTTATGTGGTTTATTGTTTATTGATTAAGTATTTTTCTACCTAGTTTTACATTTCTATCTCTAAGTGTATTTATTTCATTATTTTTTATAATAATATCTTTTTCATATTTATCTCTTAATGAAGCAGCTGCTTTATGTGCTAATCTTAATGCATTGATTTCGCCTTGTAATCTATTAATTACTTCATCGTTATTTTTTAATTGCTGATTAAGTTGTGTTAAAAAGTAACAAAGAAAGAATATTGATATAACTGCTATTAGTGATGCTGTTGCCATTAGTACGTCTAACATTATTTACTCCTATTATAGTTATTATAGTTTATGCCCAAGTGTTATTAAATCTTGTATATATATAGATAGATAGATAGTGGTTACTTGTAAGTGTATGTAAAAGACTGCGGAGTCCTATACAATGTACGTTCACCACTAAATATATGTACGCAGGTTGTGTATGTTTGCCCATGTACGGTGGGATAAAGGGGGGAATCACCCCCCATTGATTACTCTCCCAGTACTGCGTCTACCTTCTCTGATGCCCTACGCATCTTAGATACCCCATCAGTCGATACCAACTTTCTGAATCCTGAGTTGAACTCGATGGTGTGGAATGATTTGTTATCAATGACCACAGTTTCTTCACTTATCATTAGGTCGACAGATACATAGCTGTCGTCAATTAAAATCCAAAGTTGTTCCATATTAACTTCCTTTTCTGTTATGTTTTTAACTAAAAATCGAATTTCCATAATCCGATTTAAGGGTATACTAGCTGAGTTAGGCCACATAACAAAATCCTACAATTTTTTTGAAAAACAACTTGGGCATAGCTTGACAACTACTTGACACTTGTATTAAATTGGGGGGATTATAGGGGGGTAAGGGATAAAGTTTTGATTGTTGTTAATAATAAAATATATGTAGCGGGCTAAGGAATACTATGGCTATTGCTTTAAAAGAGTTGGGTTTACTCACAATAGAAGAACAAGAATCTATACTAGAAGGTATGATGACTAGTTATGACCCTATAGAAGTAGATGGTAAAGTGTTTATGATTCCTAGAGAAGTAAATAATTTAATAGATGATTTATTTTTAGAAGTAAGCAATTTAAGAGAGGATAATATTGGAGAAGGGAACAATTAAAGGCGTAAACTATTATGTCTTTGATAATATAAAAGAATTTACAGAACACTTTGAATCACAAGGAAAACAAACTCCTCATGTAATAAAAGATTGGAGAGAGGGGAAACAAGACGAATGGGTCTATAGTGATGATAAGAAAATTGTACAATTATTAAAAGTATCACATAGTGTTAAACATCATGGTGATAGAAAAAATTATACATTTGCTAAAGGTTGGGTAAGAACAATAGTAGGTACATTCCTTAATCGTGAAAATACATTTATGGATACAGACTTCAGCTCTCATGCTAATAGATACACTTTTTCTAAAACAATCAAAAACCCAGCGTCTAGAGTACGAAAACGTACTAAGCCTACTAATAAAGAAAAAGAGTTTGCAACAAATGTTGTAGTTGGTATGGGAGCTGTTAAGGCTTATATGACAGCTTTTAATGAAGAAAATAAAAACAATGCTAAAAAGAAAGCAGCTGTTTTACTTAAACAAGAAAGGATTCGAATGGAAATAGATAAGACTGCTTTAGAAGTAGCAAAGCAACTTGGTATAGACCATGAGTATATATTACAAAAATTAAAAAATTTAGCAGATTATAGTGAAGATGATAATATACAATTACAATCTGTTAAAGAATTAGGAAAAGCAATTGGTACAGTTGGTAATGCAATTAAACAAAAAGAAATTGGAGTAGTAGGAATGTTTCAAGGTTTTAGTCCAAAAGAACTAGAATCAGTAGAAAGAAAAGAATTAGTAGAAAATAATAAACAAGAAGAGGTTTAATATGATACAAAAAGATGCGGACAATAATATAGTTGGATGTGATAAATGTGGTTCTAGGAATATAAAAAAAGATGGATGGCAGTATTGGGCAAAAGGTAAAAAAAGACAAAGATGGCATTGCAAGGCTTGTAATAAAAAAATGCTTAATCCTAAGATTATTGAAAAATCTCCATTCCAAGCAGAAGAAAGACCAGTCGATTTTGTACCTATAGATGAAATAATAAAACATAGAGAAAAACAATACAATCAAAAA